ATGGCGCGGGCGTGCAAACTGTTTGGCGGCATCGCCCGCAACCCCGAGGCGCAGATCACGGACGACACAAAAAAGCGTTTGCTCAAGTGCGAGGAAAAAGCGGCAATCCGGCTTTCGCTGATGCGCGCGCCGATTACGAACGCGCGAAAGGCGAATCTTTTGGAGTAGAGCGGTTATACATGGCGCTGCAAAGCGTGGATATGCAATCGCAAGGGCGGCACTGGAAACGGTGCCGCCCTTAGTTTTGCCGATTTAGTTAAGGTGCATTGACAATCGGCGGGCGTGCGGCAATAGTCGGCAGCAAATGCCCGACCCACTCAGCGGAATACCAAGCCAATTCGAGGCCGGCGACACGGTGATTTTCACCGAGAATTTCGCTGATTATTCGCCATCCAGCTACACCGGAACGCTTGTTTTCAACAACAGCGTTGCCGCAGCGACTACGATTACCGCCACAACGAGCGGAACGAGCTTTCTCTTTACGCTCTCGGCGGCAGTGACGGCGGCAATCACGCCAGGAATTTACACCGTGGCGTTTTACATGACGAGCGGCGCGACCCGCTACACGGCGAAAAGCGGCATCATCAACATCCTCCCAAACCTGACCGCGACGGCAACGCCATCGTTCGCGCAGGCGCAAGTGACGCTTCTAAAGACGGTCCTTGCCGAGTTCAACGCGACCACGCGGCAGAGCGTCAACTTCAACGGGCAATCTTTTTCCCGAGCCTCGATCAAAGAGTATCAGCACCAGCTCACCTACTACCGCGCGGAGGTCATCCGCGAGACGGCAGCGGCAAACGCGGCGCGAGGCGTCACGACCGGAAACCGCATCGCCATTCAATTCGTGCCGGCCAATGACAACAACCCCGTAAGCGTAGCTCAATGAAACTCTGGCCCTTCTCCCGTAGCAAAAAGGAAATCCCCGGTGTTCACGTTCGCGGATTCCGCGAAATCGCCAGCGTTGGCGGCGGCATCAATGGCGATTGGCCGGTGTCGCAAATCGGCGACGACGCCGATATGTGGCAGAACGCATGGGCGCTCACGTCCCGCGTGCGCGACCTGTTCCGCTCAAATCCGCTTTATCAGACGTATCGGGAGACACTTTGGGCGAACGTCTATGGCAGCGAAGGAATCATGCTGCGTTCTCGCGTGAAGGAGCAGGAGGACCGCGTGATTTACACGCCGGAAGAAAAGGCCGCAATCCGCGCATACGATGCGCGCCAAGACCGCGTTCGCTCCCACTTCGCAAAGCGCGACGGGCGCGAGTTCACGCCAACCTGCCGCCCGTGGCAGGGCACGAACGGAAGCAGCCGCGCGCAGGTCAAGGTCGGCGAACCGGACATCTTCGCCCGTGCGTTGATCGAAAAGAAGTGGCAGGAATGGCAGCGCGCCGAGTTCTGCGACGTTCGCGGCACTCGAAACTACAAAACGCTCCGGCAGCTTCGCCTGATTGCCGCCGTGCGCGACGGCGACTTTTTCATCCGGCTAATCCGCGATCCAAAGGTGAACAAGTTTGGATTTTCGCTGCAACTCATCAATGCGGAATGGTGCGACCGTTTTGCGAATTGCACGCTTCGCAACGGCAACGTGGTGAGGATGGGAATCGAGTATGAGTTCGGATCGTGGGGACTCGGCAAAGCCGTCGCGTATTACTTCATCAAGCGACAGCCTACCGATTGGCAGTTCACGCTCGGCGGCGCGTTTGGTTACGGTGGCGTCAATGGCGGACTTCACGACCGCGTGCCGGCCAGCGAAATCCTGCACTACGCGCGCCCGGTTGAGGCCGACAGCACCCGCCCGGCTCCTTGGGTGGCGACTACGATTCCGAAAGCCCGGCAGCTCGATCAGTATGAGCTTGCCGAGGTTGTGGCAGCACGGCAGCAAGCGACGAAAACCGGCTGGCTTTACAGCGACGTTCTTCCCGAAGGTGGAAGCGCGGCCTTCACCGTTGATCCGAAAACGGGCTTGCCGACGCAGCAGATGGGGCCCGGCGACATCGGCGCGCTGCCGTGGGGCGTGAAATACCAGGCGATTGACCCGACGCACCCGAATGGCAATTTCGAGAACTTCCGCAAGGCGATGCTGCGCTCGCAATGCGCTGGTATGCCGGGCGCAAATTACTCGACAATGGCCAGCGATTACGAAGCGATCAACTTTTCCGCCGGACGGCTGCAAAAGCTAGACTCGAATGAAATGTTCAAGCTCATTCAGACGTTCGACATTGACTATGCCGAGCGTCCAATTTTCGAGGCGTGGCTGGAAATGGCGCTGATTACCGGGGCGATTCCGCTGCCGCTTTCCAAGTTCGACAAGTTCAACAACGCCGTCTTCCAGGGCCGACGCTGGCAGGGAGTGGACGAGGTCAAGGAGGTCAACGCTTCTGCGCTTCGCGTGGCAAATCACATGAGCAGCCTCTCGCGCGAGTGTGCCGACAACGGCGAGGATTTCGAGGAAATCATGTTTGAGCGCGCCGAGGAAATCATGCTGCAAGAATCGCTTGGAATTGACCCGGCGCTGACCGTGGATAACCCCGCGCAGGCGGCGGCGGCACCAGTCACGCTGGAAGAGGAAGACGAGGAAGACGAGGACGAAATGGAAGAGGAAGAGCCGAAACCGAAGGCCAAGAAAGCGCGCAAAACCGCCCGCGTATGACCACCCCGAAAAAGACCAAACGCGCACTTGCCGTAAAAAATACTAAAGGGACGTTGACAATCAAACCGCGTGCGGTTATCTCTGCGCCCATAGTGAACCGCGATCCTCGCCAACTTCTGACCCGATGAGCACCCGCACAATCAAAGTTCCGTCCGTGCTCTATCGCATGGGCACAAGCGAGAAAAAGGAAAGCGGCGAGATGGAATTGAGCATTTCCAGCGATACGCCCTATCGCCGGTATGATTGGATGAACGATGAGGAATATCTCGAAGTCCTCGATCACGAACAGGGCATGGACGCCGAGCGGCTGATGGCCGGGGCCGCGCTGCTTTTCAATCACGACCGCAACATTCAGCTTGGCACAATCTCCGCGCCGGAAATGCGCGACGGCAAATGCTACGTGACGGCCAAGCTGTCTGCCGCCGCTGATGTGGCAAGCTACCGCACGCGTATTGAGGAAGGGATTTTGAAGGATACCAGCGTAGGCTATTCGATCACGGATGCGGGCACGCAAATCGGCACGCGCGACGGTCTGCCGATCTACAAATTCAAGTGGGCACCGCACGAAGCGAGCATGGTGACAATCCCCGCCGACATCACCGTGGGAGTCGGTCGCGCCCGCGAGGAAGAAGGAAAAAGCGAGCTTCGCGAAATAACCGTTGACAATATCCTTAATGCACCTAAACAATCAACACAGCCTAACCAATCTACCATGACCACGCCCGCCGCACCTACCACCCCGACCGTCACTATTGACCCGACCAGCGAGCGCAACGCCGCCGTCGCCGAGTTCAAACAACGCTGCGCCAAAATTGATTCCTACGTTTCCGGCCTGAAACATCCGCAGTGGAAGCAGGCCGCGACGGAAATCGCCGGTCGCCACAAGACCGGCGAGGCGGATTTCGACGCCTTCCGCACCGAAGCTCTCGACGCTTTCGAGGGCGTGACCCGCATTGCCGCAGAGGATAAGGGCATCGGCATGACGGCACGCGACCTCGGCGAATACTCGCTTGTCCGCGCGATTAACAATCTTACGCTCGGCGTGAAAACCGGCCAGCGCATCAACTGCCTTGAGTTTGAAGTTTCCGACGAGGTAGCGAAATCCTCCGGTCGCGCTACGCAAGGCCTTTACATCCCGCACGATGTGATGACGCACAAGCGGGCGCTGACCACCAACGTGTTTTCCGCCGCTGGTGCGCTGGTGGAAACTGGCCCACAGGGGCAGTCGCTCATTGAGTTGCTGCGAAATCAAATGTATGTCGTTGCAATGGGCGCTCGGGTTATCTCCGGCCTCAAAGGCAACCTTGCAATTCCTTCGCAGACCGGCGGCGCAACTGCCGCGTGGCTTTCCGAAGACGCGACGATTACCGCAAGCCAGCAGACCGTTGGCCAGGTTTCGCTCACTCCGCACCGGCTCGCCGCTGCTACGGCGTTCACGTTCCAGCTTCTCGCGCAGTCCACGCCTGACGTTGAATCATTCGTTCGCGAGGATTTGATGAAAGTTCTCGCCATTGCCAAAGACCTCGCCGCCCTTTCCGGCTCCGGTGTCAGCGGTCAACCGCTCGGCATCGCGGCACTTCCCGGAAAGTCCACCAGCGTAACGCTGGCCGGCGCGAACAGCATGACCTACGCAAACGCCGTCCAATTCGAGACGAATGTTGCCACGGCCAACGCGCTCAACGGTTCGCTCGGATACCTCACCAGCGTTGCCACCAAGGGCAACTCCAAGCTGGTTGCGGAAATCGCCGCCGCCAACTCGATCCCGGTGTGGAAAAACGACATGGTCAACGGCTACAAGGCTCTTGCCACTAACCAGCTCACCACTCTGCCGAGCGTCATTTACGGCAACTGGAACGACCTTATCATCGCCGATTGGGGCGCGGGCGGAAACGAAGTGATCGTTGATCCTTACAGCCTGTCAATGCAGGGCCAGGTTCGGATCGTCATTCAGCACCTGACCGACACCGCCGTGCGCCACGCCAAATCGTTCTCGATTTCCACCACGTAACCGCATCCGCAGACTTCAACCACCACACACTATATGCAATCACCCGACCTTAACGGCGAACTTTCTGAGTTCGCGCTCATCCCGGCAGTCAACCTTCTTGTCGCTGCGGGAACGCAGACCTACGCGGGCGTTGATGTGCAGGAATACATCGGCAACATCAAGCTGATTTTCACTCACGCTGGCGCTGCCGCCGACGGTTCAAACTCGCTGCAAGTTTCGATCCTCGACAGCGCGGACAACACCACGTTCGCCGCTTCCGCTGGCCTGCCGACCTTCGCCGCCATCACCGCGAGCAGCGGCACGGTCAGCGTTGCGCTCGACACCCGCGCATGCAAACGCTATGTGCAGGGCAAGCTGCTCACCTCGTCCACCACGGCGACGTTCCGCTCGGCGCTGGTTGGCGTCGGTCTGAAAGAGACCATCTAAACCGTTTGGAGTAGTTCATAAGAAAGGCCCGCAGGCTGAAAAGTCTGCGGGCTTTTTATTTGCTGTTGACGGAAACCAAGCGTTAGGCTAAACGTGGAATCGTGAAGCAGAAAAACCCCGCCGCCGTG